GGCGTCGCAAGAATGACCAAGTGTGAGCGCCTTGGGGTGTGTCAGGTCAAGCCACGGTGCAAAGGGTGCCCTGGTAGACCTGCGCCCCAACGCAAGGCATAATTCCGCAAACCACCAAGAGGACGAGCGGTGCCACTTACCCCACAGCAAATGGCTGACTTCCAACGCTTGAAGCAAGCCTATGCACCAGACGCCAACAAGGCCAAGTTCCTTGAGGGCAGTCACACCCCAATGCGCCTGTACCACGGCACGACCGCAACCGAAGACGGCAAGCGACAAGAGGCCGTGCGCCGCCTCAAGCCCAGCAAGGAGGGCGCATTTGGACCTGGGGTATACATGACCCCCGACACCGAATATGCCAACGATTACACGGGCGCACCAAACAAAACCGGCGGCAATATGTTGCCACTACATGCCAAGATCATGAACCCGCTGGTGGTGGACATGGTTGGCCCCGGCGACCCCAACGTGATGGCGCTGATGGCAATGGGCGTATCCAAGGACAAGGCCTACGACATTATTGAAAAGGCATATGAGAAGCAGGGCGGTCCTGGCAAGCATGTTTACTCCAGGGCCAAGGCACTGGGCCATGATGCAATGATCGTCAAGCGCAATGGCAAGATCCAAGAGGTGGTCCACTACAACCCCAAGATGATCAAGTCGGCCATTGGCAACCGTGGCACTTACGACACCACCAAAGACGACCTCAGCATGGCCAAGGGCGGCTCCGTGGAGCCCAAGAAGACCGTCAAGGCATACAAACTGTTCCGTGTCCACACCGATCACCCTGGCAAGCTGTTTCCCCTGTTCGTGGACGCCAACACACCGGTTGAGATGAACAAGTGGGTGGATGCCAAAGAGGGTGAAATGGCCAACGGCAAGGTCAAGTCAAAGATCGGCGCCTTGGCTTACCGTCCAGGCTGGCATGCCGGTGACCTGCCCATCGCCACGCACATCGGTGAGAAGTCTGACCCCAAACTGACAGCGCCCGACCGCCGTCCTGCCAACCATGCATGGGCCGAGGTGGAGATGCCTGATGACGTGGATTGGCAATCAGAAGCCACCAAGCGTGGCACCAACGCTCAAGGTAAGGTGATCCCCGTCAAGTCGCACATCACCGACCAGATCCCCAAGGGTGGGCATTACCGATACAAGACCAACCCCAACATGACCGGCAACTGGCTGATCGGTGGGTCAATGAAGGTCAACAAGGTTCTGACCGATGCCGAGGTGAAGTCGATCAACAAGGCGGCTGGCATGTCCGATTTGCCCCGCGCACAGCCCTTCAAGAAGAAGACCTTTGGCTTTGCCGGTGGCGGCTGTGTTGGCCCTCAGGAGTGGATGGCCGAAGAGCATGTAAACCACAAAGCTCGTGGCGGTCGAGTGACCCACGCCCACCACCTTGAGATTGAGGAGCGCCCACTGTGAGAGAACTGGTTGGCCAAGGCAAGCCCTTTTATTCAGGCCTGGACAAGGCCGCGGGTCTATTGCGCCGCAAGGTCGGCACCGGATCCGAGTTCCTCAAGGAGCTGATGTCCATCCCTGGGGTGAAGCAAGCCGAGATCGCCGAGCGTGGCTTGGGTGAGTTGCTCAACGCCCCCAAGATGACCCACGAGCAGTTCATGGCGGCATTGGGCTCCAAGCCTGCGCCAGCCATTGGTGAGATGGTGCTGGGTGGTGACCGCAGTGAGCCTGACAGCGAAGCAACATATCACGAGAAATACACCCTACCCGGCGGTGAAAACTACCGTGAGATGCTGATCAAGTTGCCAGATCAACGCTCAGGCATGGATGAAAAACGGCATGAGTTGGACGCCAAGCTTCGTCGCGCCGCACCAGAAAACCGTTCGGCCATCATGCGCCAGATGGATGAGTTGCGAAGCAAATACGAAAACACGCCCGAGGTGTTTCGTGGCGTTGGAGCCCACTTTGGCGGCGAACCCGGCATCCTGGCCAGCATGCGCCTCAAAGACCGCACAGGCCCCAACGGCGAGAAGCTGTTGCACCTTGAGGAGTTGCAGTCCGATTGGCATCAGCAGGGGCGCGAGAAGGGATATGGCAAAACCCAGCGACATGAGTATGAGGTGATAGGCCCAAATGGCCAGCTTTTGATCACCCTTCGGGACAAGAGGGAGGCTGAAGATTACGCAAGGCAACGTGGAGCCACAGTCACCGAGTCCGAGCCATTTACTGTTGATACCGGCATCCCCGACGCCCCATTCAAAAAGAACTGGGAAGAGATGGCACTCAAGCGTTTGATACATCACGCGGCTGAGAACGGCTACCATGGTGTGGTGGTGACACCGGGAAAAGAGCAGGCTGACCGGTATGGTCTGGCCAAGCACGTTGGAATGGTTTCATATCATCCAGGTGAAAAGCGCTTTCAGGCATTCAAGCACAACCGCGAAACCGTGATCAATGAAAAAGATGCCAGCCCAGATCGAGTGGCCGAATTGATTGGCAAGGAGGCGGCACAGCGCTTACTTGCGGCGCCAAAGGTTGGTGATCATCACTTCTTGGAGGGTGAAGATCTAAACATTGGTGGTGAAGGCATGAAGGGCTTCTACGACAAAAAGGTGCCCAACATCCTCAACGGCATCGGCAAGAAGTACGGCGTGAAAACTGAGTTGGGTGGGCATAAACTACCCGGCGACCCATCACAGCGTGGAGATGCATCGGAGCGTCTGGGCTTGGCTGGTGAGCGGCTTGCTGACATGAGCCCAGAGCAAGTACAAGCATTCAACCAAAAGCTGGATGATGCAAACGCAGGTTATGCCTGTGACGGTCATCCATTCATCGCTGACTGCTATTACGTTTTGGTGGAGAACGAAGCTGGTCGTCGCTTCCGCCACAACATGACCTTCAAAGGTGCTGAGAAATTGATTTGCGAAGAAACCGGCGATGTGCGCTTTGCGGATTTGCGCGAAGAGGCATCTGGTAAGGCAGATCGCTTGGCCGCTCGTGTTAACGCCGCTCTTCAAGCCGGTCGGGCCATGGATTCTTCTTGCTGGTACGAGGTTGATCCCGCATACGGTTCTGGCGAGTACATCAGCCAAGGTACCGAAGCTCAGCGTTATTTTGCTGAGGTTCAAGCAGGTTAAATCAACGGGGCTCCGGCCCCTCAATTTGGAGATCAAAATGAACATCATCGAAACACTGACAGCACGCATCGAAGAGTACCGCACCACCAACAAGCAACCCTGCAAGAACTACGCAACCAAAGAGGCCGCAGAAAAGGCAACCGCAAAGGCCGCTGAGGCCGCAGGCAAATACTTTGACAGCGAAGGCAAGGCACCCCGCTATGTCGTGTTCTTCATCCCCGCATGGGGCCGCTGGGTTGGTTGCATGGACTACAGCGAGATGTTCAAACGCTCGACCGCCAACGGTGGCTACATCGGCGCAATCACTGGCTTCTTCACCTACTAAATCAGAAAATCATCATGCAAGACTACACCCTCACTATCATCAGCAAAACCGGCGTTGCCCACGACTATGTGGTGTACGCCGCCACCCTGGATGCCGCCGTTGACAAGATGCTGGACAAGATCAGCTATGACGTGCGCGAGATCCACACCGATGACGAGATCATCATTCTCTGAGATGGCACCCATGGTCACACAAGAACAATTCCAACACCGTGTGCCAACCGACCTGGGCTTCGGCCCTGTGACGGTGGCATACGACCACATCGAGCCCGACCCTGAGCACGCCCAGGGCGAATACTTCGATGTGTACATCTTCAGCGGCAAAGAGAACCTGACCTATGACGTGAGCCCCGGTCAGTTCAAGCGTGCCGAAGAAGTCGCCCGTACCCACCACCAACACTAGGATCACCATGGCAACCGCAAAGAAAACACCAGCCAAAAAGGCCCCGGCAAAGAAAAGTTCGGTTAAACCGAATCCCAAGAGTCCGGTTAAACCGGATCTGAAGGCCATGGCACGCCCGATCAAGGTCGCGATGCCTCAGCAGAAGTTCCTCATGCCGGTGGAGGTCAGCAACTGGATTGACCAAGCCATGAGCCGCATGGGCCACATGCAATCGGAGATCGAGCGCCTGAAGAGGGAGAACACCGAACTCAAGGCATACCGCAAGTTCGCCGAGCACAGAATCCTGAGGAGCGAAGCAGAGTAGCTTGCATGGATGTAAACTTCCAGTCATGCGCTGAAATGACTGCGCGACAAAGGACTGGAATATGACCTACAAAAGCAAAGTGATAGTGCCCACTAACAAACTGAATAAACAATTCGGATTTATTGGGGGTGAACATGGCCACGGGTAACAAGGGGGCAGGAAGGCCACCAGGAAGCCCAAACAAGGCCACAACAGACGCCCGACAGGCCATAGCATCATTTGTTGATGGAAACGCTCACAGGCTCACTGAGTGGCTCGACAAGGTGGCTGATGGGGTGAAGATCACGGAGATCGATGCCAACAGCGGGGAACCGATTGACCGGTACGTGGTGCCACCCAACCCGGCAAAGGCATTCGATCTGTTCCAGTCCGTGGTGGAGTACCACATCCCCAAGCTGGCCCGGATGGAGGTGGCTGGGGACGACAACAAGCCGGTGGTGATCGAGCACAACGTCAATGTGTTCGGTGAACTGCTCAAGAACATGAAGATGACCCGGCAGGTGGAGTGACCATGATCCACCACACACCCGAAGGACATCACATTAAGCTGGGCCTGAACTTCAGCCGATCACAGGGCGGGTTCCGCATGCTGTGGGCTTGGTATGACTTCGCCACCCACAAAGCCACCGCCTATCGCCTGCGCTTTCGATGGCACATGGCCCCGCGCATCATTTGGGAGTCCAATACGTGGGACGTGATCGACAACTACATGATGGTGCATGGCCTTGAACTGGTGAACAAGGAGGTGCTAGAAGACCTCAAAGCCGTCGAAGAGGCCGACAAGCGCACCAATGAGCCACTGGCCTACATCAAGCCCCAATGAGCGCAATAGCTGAACTTCTGGAAGACCCGGCGCTGGTCGAGGAGTTCTCAAAGCTCCACCCCACCGAGCAGGCGGTGGTCAACTGGCGCATGGAGTGGTACCAGAAGGCCCACAAGCACCAGATTGAGCCCCCAGGGGACTGGTGGAACATCTGGCTCATGCTGGCTGGCCGTGGCGCCGGTAAGACCCGAGCCGCGGCTGAGACGCTGGCTGAGTGGGCATGGGACCAGCCCGGCACCCGATGGCTGGTGTCCGCCCCAACTTCGGGGGACCTAAAGGGGACCTGTTTTGAAGGCGACTCAGGATTGCTCAGTGTTATACCAAAAGTTCTAATCGCCGACTACAACAAGAGTCTGCATGAGATCAAGCTGATCAATGGGAGCTTCATCAAGGGCATCCCGGCGTCAGAACCCGAGCGCTTCCGGGGTCCGCAGTTCCATGGTGGCTGGCTGGATGAGTTGGCCGCATGGGAGTACCTTCAGGAATCATGGGACATGATTCAATTCGGCATCCGCCTGGGCAAGCGCACCAAGCTGATTTGCTCGACCACACCCAAGCCCAAAGACGTGGTGATGGATCTGATCAGCCGGGAGGGTGATGACGTGGTGGTGACCCGCGCCAGCACCTACAGCAACATCGCCAACTTGGCGCCGTCGTTCAAAAAGCAGATCCTTCAGTACGAGGGCACCAACCTGGGGCGCCAAGAGATCCACGCCGAGATCATCGACCCCGAGGAGGGCGGTATCGTCCGCCGTGACTGGTTCCGCCTGTGGCCCAATGGCAAGCCATTCCCCCCGCTCGAGTTCATCATTCAAAGCTACGACTGCGCCACTAGCGACAAGACCCACAACGACCCCACTGGCTCAATCACCCTGGGAGTCTTCAAGCCCATGGATGGCGGCATGAGCGTCATGGTGCTGGACTGCTGGCAGGAGCACCTTCAGTACCCCGACCTGCGCCCCAAGGTCATTGACGAGTTCGAGACGGTGTACGGTGAAGGCCGTGAGCGCAAGCTGGTGGACCTGATCCTGGTGGAAGACAAGAGCGCCGGTATCAGCCTGATCCAAGACTTGCAACAGGCCCACCTGCCCGTGCATGCCTACAACCCCGGCAAGGCCGACAAGGTGCAACGCCTAAGCATCGTGGCCAACATCATTAAAGCCGGGCGCGTGTGGGTGCCTGAGTCGTCCGTGCGCAAGGGTTTCGTCAAGGACTGGGCCGAGGGCATGGTCAGCCAAATCTGTTCGTTTCCTGAGGGCACCGTGCATGACGAGTTCGTGGACTGCATCAGTCAGGGCCTGCGCTACCTGCGCGACGCCGGCTGGATCAGCATCGACTTCTCACGCCGTGACGAGATCGACGAAGAGGACATTACCGACGCTGAGATATTCAACAGCCGAGGCCGGGAGAATCCATATGGAGCATAAACCTACTAATCCGATTAGTAAGTAGAAACCCGTACTAATCAGATTAGCATCACTACAAGGAAAAGAGAATGGCACATGAAGACTACATCCACATCAAAGTTGGAGCCGACTACGAGAAGGTCATCCAGCAAGACGGTGTGCGCACTACTGTGTGCGAGAACCGGTACGAAATCCTTGCCCAGCCCACAGGAACCGTGCCTGAGCAACAGGCCGTCCAACAGTTCCGAGAATGGATCAGAGCGCGCAACGCCAAGGTCATGCAAGGAGTTGGGTGTGTGTCAGAGTGACCGACGGTGCCCTGATTGCCCAAATGCACGACCCCAAGGCATAATCTATGCAATTCCATAATGAGGTAACGCATGCCCATTCCTGAGCAATACCGCAAGCAACTTGAACAGCAACGGCAGTTGGCCGAGATGCGTTCGCAGTTGTCAAAGCAGTACGACAAGGAGATGGCCGCGCGCTATACCCGTGACATGCCGTCGTTCTCGGAGTGGATGGCCAAGCGCCAGCAACCCAAGGGTATGGCTGATGGTGGATCAAGTGACGACTTCTTCAGTGTGCT